TAAGCTCCCCACGTATGTAAGATGCACCATCTTTGCACATCTCCATAGTAGGATACACATGATTTACTGCTTGAACCTGAATATACCCTGGAGCAATAGACATTATAAGTACTAGAACATACATTACTCTGTGCTTTCTACTATTTCAGTAGGGTCTTCAGTAGCAGGTGGCGTAGTGATATCTCCATACAGACTTGCTAGTACTGCCAAAACGATAAATATTCCAAACGATTCCATTTTACTTTCCTTTATGTTAAGTCAACTATCTCACACGTATCGCCAGTACAGGCTAGTGTTTGCATAGCTACTGTGTTATCTTCCTTTTCATAGTCACACAAAGCTGACCACTCTATGTTACGAGGCATAGCTTTTAGGAGTTTGTTATACTCCTCTTTGCTACACTCCTGATAGGGTGCTTGTTGGTATGTGTGATCTGAGTGGGGCAGGAAGGATATGCCACTCATTTCGTCAAAGTGCTTGTAAACAAATGCACCTACGTCTAGCCACTCATCCTCACGAACAGTGCAGGTGACGCTAGGTTTATGCTCACACCAGTGTCTTTGATACTCTAGCCATGTCTCTAGTTGTTCGATAGCTGTTAGATCATTACGAGTAACTGCTTTGTTAGGAGACTTTATAGGAAAACTAAACACTACAGTGGTGTCTTGTTTCATAACGCATGGCTCATTAGGTATACCCTGATCCTTCATAAAATGTGTTAGTGGATCGTTTACGTCAGCGCGAACAGTACGGATATAATATGCACTATGGCGAGAATGTATACCACTGGCACTGTCAACCAACTGTGAGACAGTCCCTGATGGTTTGTTGCAGCTAATCGCAGCAGAGCAGGGTATGTTAAAAAGACTAGCATATTCAGCATTAGTAGATACAGATACATTTCTTAAAAACTCCAATGTTTTATCAAGACCTTTGTTCTTTGTTGTCATCAAGGGGTTATCCATTATCCCTGTGAGTGACAGACCCAACAATCGTTCTTCTTCGGTATTTCGCTGCCACACCTTTCGCAGATATGGGAACTTAGTATATGTGGACTGAACTGTTCCAAGTATCGCTGCAAGCCTGACTTTTCTCGCAATAGAATCCACGTCATCTCTAGCCCTGACAACAACTTCCGTAAGATTACAGAACTGATACGGCCTGAGTATAATTTCACTACATGGATTAGTTCCAAACTCAAAATCAGGATCACGCCTGTCATACTTTGCAGCTTGTTTCTTAGATGCTTCACGGTTAAATATTCCCCTTTCACCAGATTTACTTTCTACAAGTGATGTCCACTCACGCAAGAAGGAGTCCATGTCAGGCTTCTCTGTGTAAGATACAGAGTTGTTTGCTAGAGCACGATGCCCTGCAGTTTCCCACCACTGTCCTGACTTAGCGTGACGCATACGATCATCACTCAGGTTTGATAATGATATCATAGCACTGCGTCTAACGCCACCAGAAACTACTATCTGGCCTACAAAGCACATGATATCGTGACACTCTAACGCATTTAGTTTACGTCCTTGTGCATTCTTAAATGTTTGTACAGTAAAGTTAAACAGATCTACCAATGGAGCAGGACCAGAGGCTCTACCACCAAATGTTTTTAGCCTAGCACCTGCAGGTCTAACCTTAGACATGTTCCACTTAGGTATCTCACCTGCCCACAATAAAGCTAGTAGCTGTCTGAAAGACTTAGCCCAACCCTCTTTACTGTCTTGTACAACTATTGTTGTTTCACTTTCAAACAGATCTGGCACTTCGGGCAGCTTGTTTATGTATTGTCTTTCAACACTGAAACCTGCACCTGTTCCACAAAGAAGTATCTGCATGATTTCATCAAATGCTTTTGGATCGTCAACAGTTACGTAGCTACAGTTATACATACATGTGTTGTCTCTGTCTGCTGCTGGACCTGCTGTCATCATAGCTCTCATGCTAGGCATGATTTCTAAGTTAAGTATAGCAAACATTAGTTCATCTTTAGTATCTTCATCTACTTTATTACCTACAACATTATCAATGTAGCGTGATACAGTCTCACTCCAGTTCTCTCGTCTGCCCTTTTCAGGTAGCCACTTGGAGTATCTAGACTTATATATAAATGTCTGATAATCTGTTGGTAGTATGTTGTTGTTATCTAGTTCGTTGTAATATTCAAATGCTTCGATGTCACTAGCGTTGATCATAGCCTCTCCCTTATATTTAAATTTTCTATGTTTACATCATCTATATCGTGAAACGTATTGTGTATTAGATCGTGTACATCCTCCACATGTGCGTCTTCTACGGTTGACAGAACGTTACATGGCTCATCTACTTCTAGTAGAAATGTAACGCTAAACTTTTTCTTTACTATCACTTGTGTATTTCCCTCAATGTTTCATTAGCCCAAGTCAAATACTGTTGTGCTTTCTTTAGATCCTCTACAGGCGTAGCATTTTTGTACATAGCTCTGTGGTTGTACTTCATAACGTTACCTCTACAGTATGCTACAAAACCTTCTTTACCTAAGACTTGTTTAATATAATCTATACACTCAACCCCATTATCTAAATTATAATGTGCAGGTTTATCTACTGGATCAAAACTAATTATATCTGAATCATCAAACAGTGTCTGTCCGTTCATAGTAAGTGTATCTATCATTGTATCCATTATGCGTTTCCTTGTGTCTTTGTAAATCTAGTAAGCTTTAAAACTTTACCCTCTGTGCCTTCTACTTTTTCGTACAGGGGTAGGTCTTCTTCTTCGTAACCTACTAGTTCGTTTCTTCTTTCTTCTACTAGATTATATAGATCTTGATCATATTGTGCAAGCTCTAAAAATGCACCCATCATCGTAGCCAAGTGTACTAAGTATGAGGTGTCCTCTGGATTTAACATGCTTAGTTCGCCTACAACTAGACCAGTGTTTAACTCTCCTGTCCAGTTACCTTTACCATCAAAAGAACAAGGCTTCAAAACTAAAGCTACTTCATCCTTTCCTACTACATATTTTGTCATGTTACTTTCTTCTCCCCCTTAAAAGGTATGAGTTTAACTTTAATAAGCTTGCCTCTTTCTTTTAGCCAGGCTTCGGGTATGATACGGTGTTCCCACTTAAACTCGTGCTTGTCACACCACTCAAAGTATCTAGACTTAGCACCTTTGTACAACTTTGCTTTGCTGTTACTGAAGACAAACCGTATGTCTAGCTCTGGATGTTGTTCTCTTATGGCTAGATGTTTACGTCTGTCTTCAGTATCAAAGATACCTTTGGTTTCTATTATGATACCATTATCTAAAATAAAGTCAGGCGTGTACGTTCTGTAGCGTAAGTCTTCCCACTCTATCTTTAAACGTTCATACCTGACTTGGTTCTGTTTATCTTTTAGGTATTCAGCAATATCACTTTCTAATCCACTGCGATACCTTCTAGAGCTACTCCTTCTTCTCTTTGGGCTTCTCAACCCACGCTTCGTTTTCTGGGGTGTCTGGGTCATCTGCTATATAATGTCCTTTTTCGTTACGAGCACGAACCATCTCTGTCTCTTCGTTTAAAGACTTTTCTAGTTCTCGTGTCTTCATCTCCCCTACAAACTTAACACACTGTAGCCAGTGCTCTAGCATATTAACAGATACTAGGTTCTGCTGCAACAGTTGCACTATCTCTTTTTCTTTATCAGACATATCGTCTGTTGCATATTCTTTATCGTTGATTGTTATTGTAGTCATTAATATTCACCTCTTAGTTTTGTGTAGTGTACGGTTGGTGGTTCTTTCTTACCACTGTATACCTTTGATGGTAAACTCTTTAGATTAGGCCAACACTTTATCTTATGATTACAGAAAGTGCAGGACTTGGGTAGCTTGTAATTACCACTAGACTTACCTCTGTATACCTCTGGCTCATCCGTAAAGCATCTCTCAAATGGTGCATTGCTTTCAAGGTAGGTGTGTACATCCTTTATCTTTTGTAACACTCTGTCCTTGTCTACCTCTGCTGCAGAAACATACTTGAAGCTACCGTTGTTTTTATTTACAACCCACCAGCCACCAACTTTTTTGTTAGCTGCTGTGGCGTAGCCTACAAGCTGTGGTACATAACCAAAGGAGTCACCTTTCTCTAATGTGTAGAAGTCAACAAACTTATTTTCGTATGACCAAGTACTAGCTGACTTAACATCATCTATCTTGCCATCTAGTAGCATGTCATACTCACCTGACAGTTCGTCTTTATCGTTGAGTTGCATTGACACCTTTTCATTATCACCAAACTGCACTCCAGATGCTCTGAGCAAACCTTTTAGTAGAGCCTCTACCATATCACCAAATATCATATTGACTTTGAATGAAGTAGGCAGAGGCTCCTGATGATCGGGATCATTCTTCTCGAACCATAGCTGACACTTCGGACGCCCAACGTTGGACATCCTAAGTTTAAACTCTCGCTTTTCTTCAACAGCGTTGAACTGCTTATCAAGAGCAGCACCAATATCTTCCTTGATTTTATCAATGA